CGCCTGACGCACGAACCTAAAAGGCTGGGACAATGGATGACGATTTCAGTGAGCGCTTCAAGGCGCTCAAGCGTGAATTGCGTGAGGTTGCGGAGGACTTCGAACAGCTCAGGAAGCGCAAGGCAAACGGAGAAGACGTGGAACAGATCGCAGCAAAGGTGACCGCCATCGAGAGCGAGATGCGGACGAAGTTCGCGTCCCTCCAGTCCGATAGCCAGGAAGTGCGCCACGGGCTTCAGAAGCTCGTGGAGGCAATCGACCATCTCCGCGCTGACCTGTCCACGCACAAGCGCGAAATTGCGCAGGTACAGGACAGCCAGAAGGGAACCGTGTGGTCACGCATCCCGACATTCGGGTGGGTGCTGATGGCGGTTGGCATCTTCGCGGTGTTGCAGCTCGGCCTTGAACGCTGGGCCGAGTTTCAGGGGATAGGGCGTTGAGAGCCCCCACGAAAGCCGAGTGGGCATCCGCTGGCCGTTGGGTCAGGGATGAAGCCGCAGAGTGGGTTATTGGCTCGTGGGCCTTGATCTTGGGCTGGCTGATTGTCGGCGTGATCTTCTTCAGCTTCCTGCAAATGGACGGCTATTTCAGTCGGGGCCTTGGGGAGAACTCAGGCGTAGACCCTGACCTGTTCATGCACATCGGCTGGATGTTCCGGCTGTTTGCCGCGATTTTCCTCGTCTTCACGGTCAAGCTGAAATCGCTGGGCATGGACAGCGAAGCCATGTGGATCAAGGTAATCGGCGTTGTCGTGACGCTGCTGGTTGTGTCTCACGCGCTCGGCTTCGGCCTCAAGGCGCTGGAAGGCAAGCGGTCCAATGCGGTTGCTGTCGAGCAGACGGCAGACGTTGCCGCAAAGTCCAATGACCAGGTTATTGCCGAACTGAAAGAGCAGAAACAGGGCATTGAGACGACGCGGGATAATCAGCTCGCCAACCTCCAATCCAGCATCGACAAGATCACTGGCGACGGTCTGGACAATGACGACCTCGCGGATGAATACCGCAAGGACCAGAAGACAGAGCGCGACAACGCACGCACGGCAATTGCAGACATTGACCGTCGCATCACTGAACTGACCGTCTCTGGCGGCGCAGCGCAGACGGAAGCCACGCAGGAAATTGCCACGACCGAAAAGTGGGCGCCGCTGTTTGTCGGCATCGCTCAACTGTTTACGTGGAACCCGAACCCTGACGACTGGTGGATTTACGTCGCTGGCGTCCTGTTCCTCGCCTTCTGGATTTTGGTTGGCGACACGATCTGCATCTTCATGCCTCACGCGCTCTACAAGATGCACCTAGCGGACGCTCGCAGGCGCAAGGCGCAAGAGAACGGATCGAAGGGCGGTCGCAAGGCCGCGCGGATGCGCTTCATCCAAGATCTGCGAGACGCCAAGAACGAAACCAAAGCCGATCTCTCGGAGGATAAAGACAATGGCGATAGAGATATTGCGCCGAAGGCCGCCGAGTGAGCACATCGTCACTGATCAAGCCATAGGTCTGATCAAGGGCTTTGAAGGCTTACACCTGAAGGCATACCCGGACCCTGCAAGCGAGCTGGCGAAAACCGGCAAGGGCAAGGGCGACCCGTGGACAATTGGTTACGGCCACACGAAGGGCGTCAAGCCCGGCGACACCTGCACGCTGGATCAGGCTAACGCTTGGCTGCGTGAGGATGTGGATGAAGCCGCCGACATCGTGCGCGCGGCTGTGCAAGTCCCGCTGACCGCTGGCGAGTTCGCGGCGCTTGTCTCGCTTGCCTACAACCTTGGATACATCCCGCCATCGTTGAAAGCCTGCCTGAACGGTGGCGTCACCGACAAGGGCAAGGTGATGACGCCGGGCAGCTATGGGTCTGCGCTTCTCCAGTTTCCTAGAAATTCGCGGGCGGCTGGTAAAGTGATGCCAGGTTTGTACCGACGCCGACTTGCTGAGACATGCGTATACTCGGATCTTCCTTGGGAGAACGCGTGCAGCCCCACGGTTGTCAAAGTCAAATTTGACGCAAGCGGCGAAATCGACCCGAACGAAAGCACGTCTCTGGAAGACACCCTAATGCGTGCGCGGCTCGACACGTCGCGCCCGCCCGACACCTCGCACATCCTGAAAAAACCTTGGTCAGAATTGGTCAAGAAAGCTGAGCCTGAAGCCGTGCAGGCGACAGGCGAGGCGGAACCAGCGGAGAAGGAAGCCCCCCAGCCCAACCCTCCGCTGGTGTCTGCCCCCGTTCCAATCGAGAAACCGGCGCTGCGTGGTCCCGCGCCGGCTACGGCGGGGGGGATTGTTGTTGCCTCCCCGCCGACTACGCCGGTCAAGCCTGCGCCGCCTCCGAAGCTCCCCGACCCGCCCGTTCCCATTGGTCAACAGACCGGCGCTGTAGACGCTGCGAGAAAGTCGGAGGAGTGGTCGTCCAATGCCAAGTCGATGATCTACTCCCGCCGATTTTGGGGCCTTCTCCTGGTTGTGGCGGGCCGTGTCTGGATGCTCAAGACTGGCAGCAACGCGGTTCTTGGAGCTGTTTCTGATCCGCTCGTGATGGAGATGTTCTCCGGCTTCATGGTCATGATTATTGGAGAGATCATCCAGCATATTGGAGAACGCAAAGCGACACGGCCTCTCAAATGATTGCGTTATGGATGGGCCTGCCACAATGGGCGCGCACCGCGCTCCTGTGGTGCGGCGCGCTGTTCATGATGGCGCTGACGGGCAAGTTCCTGCTGTCGCAACACGACAAGCGCATTCGCAGGGAAGTGAACGACGCGCGCGACATCGAAGCCGCGCAAGTAGAGTCAGAAGTCCTCACCCAGATCACGGAAAACACAAATGAAGTCGTTCGCGAGGCTGACGCTGTGCGCAGCCATACCGCTGTTGTCGAGCTGCCAGACGGAACCAAAAGCCTCCCCGAATATCATTTCCGCGACTAGCGGCGCGATCTGGAAAGAGGCGCTCTGCACCACGGGGACGCCGATCCTGATCTCGCGCGGCGACGTGCTGACGATCCCGACCGCCGAGGCAATCGGGGACCACAACAACGCGATTTTTTGCGCTTGTCCGGAGAAGCGGCCTCCGGCGTTTGACGCCGCCATTTGCAAAACATAGGAGACTTGACGTGAACATTCTTGGGCTGGAAATCACAAGCAAGGGGGGCGCCGTGAACTGGATGAATGTTCGCCGGTTCTTCTACGTTGCAATCGTAACCTGGCTGGTCGGCGTTCGCCTGATCGGCCTGAACCCGTTCGATGACAAATCCATCGGGCTGGACACCATCCTTGACGGCCTCGCGCTCTACGCCGTCTGGCTGATCGTCTGGCACATGCTCTGGTCGCTGCGTCCGAAGTTCAGCTAACCTTGCGAGTTCGTGTAACCAACCCGGCGATGCTCGGCGCTGTCGCGCTGTGTGTCGCCGGGGCTGTTGGCGCGTGGGTGTTCCTCGAGGGCCACGCGCAGGACTGCGCGGCGCGCTGGGCTGATAGCGGCCTGCGTGTGACCTATCGGGACGGGCAATGTCTCGTTGAAGCTGGCTCGCGCTGGTATCCGGAGCGGGCCGTGAAGATCTGGGTGCGCCAGTGAAATACCTGCCGTTCGCCAAGACCCTCTTGCTGGCAATCTCAGGCGCAAGCGCGCTGGTCTGGTTCGCTGTGGTGTTGGGGCGGCTTTGAAGGCATCTCCCGAAATAGTCCCGAAGTCGAAAACGCCGAATGCCGGAAACGCCTGCAAACAAAGGCTCCGCGTAGTGTGACCAACCAGATTTTAAGTCTGGTGCGTCTACCAGTTCCGCCACGCCCGCAATTCTCGAAACCTCGCAAATTCAACGCTTTTCCGCCAGTCCTTCGCGTGTCACCCGAACCCCGTTCGGGGAACAGAGGGAATACGGCGCACCCGAGCGGAAGCGAAATCCCCGAACATGTCCCGAAGCGTGTTGCCGAGGCGTTCATTTCCGCGCCTTGTGCATGGTGGTGAGCGCGTCCCGCAGATCGTTCTCGGTCGCGTGGGCATAGCGCATGGTCGATTGGATCGAGGCGTGCCCCAGCATCCTCTGCGTCAGCTTCAGGTTGCCCGTGCTGCGCAACAGCGTTGTCGCTGCATGGTGGCGCGCCCCGTGGATTGCACGCGCCCCCAGCCCCGCCTTGGCCGCTGTCGTGCGCAGGCGGCTCATCAGCCCCCAATAGCTGTACCCGAACACCGTCTCGTCAGCCTGGCGTGTCGATGCCATCGCGGCCAGCGTGCGGGCGTGTTCGGGCATCAAGGGGATGGTGAGCGTGTCCCCCGCCTTGCGGTTGCGCAGGGTGAGGCGGGCGCCGACGCCGTCCACATCGGCCGGCAGGAAGAACAGCTCCCCGAACCTAAGCCCATAAGTCAGCATCAAATCCAGCGCGAGGCGGGGCACGGGCTCCAGCCCGTCGCGCCACGCGTTGATTTCGGCCTCGCTGTATTCCCGCACAATGCCCTTGGGCTCTTTGAGCCTGACCGCCCGCCAGTCGATCGCGGGCAGGGATTTAGCGCCCCACACCTTGCGGGCGCGGTTCAGGAGCGGGCGTAGCGTATGGTCGATAAGGTCGCGGTTTATCGTGGCGGGGGCAGGCGTGCGGCCCGGATACTTGCGGCGCCTGCGGATGGCGTCTGCTATGGTCGCGGTGTCGATCTCGCGCAGAAGCTTGCCCTTGCCGACGCAGTCCAGCACGACGTCAATGCGCCTTTGCAGGTCCACGGCTGCGTTAAGCGTGTGGTTGACCTCGTCATAGTAGCGGCTGACGGCAATCTCTAGCGTGATGTCGCCGGCGTCCTGACCCGTGCCGGTCGCGGCTTCAAGTCGGCGCGCTCGCTCCACGGCTTCAGCGCTGCGGCGCGTCTCCTGGCCGGTCGAGCCATGGTAACGCCGCCCTTTGTAGACGAAGTCATAGTGCCAGTATCGGCCCTTTGGGTAGACGGACATGCTTTGGCCTGTGCGATGAAGGCGGCGACGTCAGCGGGATCAAAGCGGAGGCAGCGTTTACCAATCCTTACCGCGCGCAGGGAGCCAGCGTCCACAAGAGCGCGAACGGTCTTGGGGTCCACGTCGAGAAGGGCGGCGACTGCCTCAGTTTTCACAAGGCTCACTTCTCACCGCTCCCCGCTAGTGCTGCGCGGGCGCGGTCGATCCCGCCGCTGATTGTCTTGATGGCGGTCGCCTTCGTGCATCCAGTTTCAAGGTCAATCCGCGCGTTCATCATGTAGCCTACGGCTGCGGATAGCTCGGCGCGCATCCTCGCATTCTCCCGCTCCAGCTCGGAGAGGCGAAGTGCGGCGGCGCGCAGATGATCGGCCCACACCAGATCGTCTCTGCGAAAAAGCTTCTCGATATCTGCGGCCAATTCGTTCAGATGCGCTGCAAGATCACTCGTCGTGCTCATGGGCGGCGGTCCTGTGCTGTTGGTGGGGCGGCGTCGATCACTCGCGCAACGACAGTGTCGATCAGATCGACGGCCTCGTATTCGCCCTGTTCGGTGAGCCGTGAGGCCAGCTTGTTGAGCCCGGCGATCAGCTCGGGCGATACGCGCGGGGGCATCGCGGCCTGATACGCGGTGACGGCGGCGCGGGAGATCCATCGCAAGTGCGCGCGTTCGCTATCAATCAAGTCGTCCCATGGGTCGTCGCAATCGATTTCACCGACAGCCCTTGCAGCCGCCTCCAGCGCGCGGGGGTGGGGGTGGGTCATGGGGTGGGTTCCTCATCGCTCTGGATGTATTCAACGAGGTCAGCGATGGCTTCGCGCGAAGTCGTGCCGCGACCTTTCGGGCCGCGCGGATCGTCCACGAGGTAGGCTTGCCATGTGCAGCCGTCCGCATCCTCCGGTATCTCGCGCGTCTTGATGTGCCACGTACTCACTCTCCACCCCCTTCCGTCAGCGCCTGAAGGGCGTGCGTCGCTTGCGCTACGGTTGCGATCAGCCGAGCGTCAGGGCCAGCCGTGCCGCCAGACGTCATCGCGACCTGCGCCAGTTTTTGTAAGACGTCGGCGCACTCCAGCAGCGCGGGGAGCGAGTTCATCGCGGCGACGATGGCGGCGGCGTCTTCGGGCGAATAGCCAGAGCCTACGTGCCATGTGCCGGGACCGGCCCAGCACTTGTCGCAGCCAACGCTACCGCACCACACGGCGCAACGCTCAACCTTCCACTCAACATCGCTCGCCTTGGCTTGCAACTCTCGCAGGCGCGCGATCTTGTCACTTGCACTCACGGTTTCCTCCTCACAGGCCAGATCCACACCACCAGGAACATCACCACGCCCACAGCAGCCATCGGCGCGGCGAACATCACGGATTGATAGAGGCGGTCTATTTCGTCGGGGGTCATGCTGCCCTCGCGTTGCGGTGAGGGATCGAGACACCCTTGCGGCGCAGGTTCGTGATGACAGCCGCTGCAGCCTTGCCAGGAACAGTAGTGCGGAACGCCGCGCCCTTGGACGTTGCGCCCCGAGTGCTGTCGATTTCACGAAACGAGCAGCCGGCCATGTAGAGGCTCAACACCTCTTGCTCTGTCGGCGTCATCCGCTGGCCGCTGCCAAGCACTGCGACCACCGCAGCAACCGAGCGGCCGGACCATTCCGCAATTTCTTCCAGCGTGTCACCGCTGCGAAAGCACTCGCGCGCCCATTCCAGTTCATCACGGTCCCAGCGCATCACCGCTCCTCCACCCGCACAATGATGTGGTCCAGAAGATCAGCCAACAATCGCATCTCGCGTTCCGGCGTGCGGCCATCACGCACCAGCCTCCGCATCAGGCGCTCGCAGTCGGCGCGGATGGTGTCGTCAGTGGCGGGGCGCGGGGCGTTTGGCCTCAGTTGCACTACGTTGCTCATATCGGCCTCCGCAGCTTGGCGCACGTCGAGCGCACCACGTTGACGGTCTGGCGCTTGCGCACATGGCTGGTCAGGTCGAAGGCAGACACCTCGGCAGAGCGCGCCAGGTGCTCCGTGAGCGCGAACGCAGGGCGGGTGAGGGCTAGGGCTTCGCGGATCATTGGTCGCGCTCCATTCTTGCATCACGCAGATCGTCCGCATCCGGCCCGTCATCCTCGTCGGGGTTCTCCATGATGTCGGTGATCCACTGGTCTTCCTCGGCGTCCGACATGAAGTCGTCCTCGCCGCTCGCTAGCTTCACGCTGATGACTTCGACCTCGCCGCCTTCGGCCTGGTAGCAAGTCTCGGCGGGGCCTGACGTTTGCGCGGGGACGTAAGGCGACTGGGTGTAGGTCACGATCACGCAGTCCTCGTTCTCGCGGTAGAATTTGCGGGTGCGGAGGCGGATCATGCTGCACCTGTGGCTTTGGCGTTCAGGCGCTTGCACTCGGCTACTGCAGCCGACTTGTATGCCCACTGCTGGACCGGCGTTTGGCCGTCGTAGATCGCCCAGAAGTTGCGCTTAGCTGACGGGCTCCACTCGGGCTTGACCGTGTATCGCTGGCCCATCACGCCACCTCCCCGCACAGCTTCGCGATGGCCGCAGCCAGCGCACGCTCGCAATCAGCCGCCGCGTTCTTCACGCTTTCAAGCTGCTCGTCCGTCGCCTGCCAGCGCGCGGCGCGTTCCGCTGCGTCGCTCATGCGGTTGACGTAAATGCGCGCGTCTTCTGCTGCGTTCAGCGCGAGGTAGACCTGACGGCCCGCCTCGTCGTGTTGGGTGATCGTGAAGCGCGGCGCGGGCGCGTAGGGCGTGGCGTTCGCGTCGCTAAGGGGTCCGTGGTCGCGGTACATGGTGGCTCCATCTGCCTGCGTGGGCTTCGATGGGGCTATCTTCCACAATGGAAGAATGATCGTCAATACGAAATCTTCCATGTCGGAAGACTTTTTCGCTAACGGATTATTACTAGGCGCGTTTCGCTGACTTGAGCATCTGGACGATGACGGCGCGGACTGGCTCGTCCAGACCGGCTAACAGCTCTTCCTGCGTAGGTCTGTCGGGGTGGCGGTACAGGTCGCCCACCTCGACATCGAGCGCGAAGGCAAACGCCGCAATCCATTCCGTGCTCATCTTTGCGGGGTCTTTGAGCTTTTTCGATATCGTGCCACTGCTGCCGACCTCCAGGCGCCGCGCTATGTCTGTCTGGTTCAATCTCCGCTTCTCCATCCACTCGTGGATGAACAGGCGCGCTGGCTTGCGCAGGCCGATGCGGGGGACGTTTCTACTCATAGCGGGAGAATAAACCTTCCGCGCTGGAAGGCCGCTTCCGATATGGAAGAAAAGTTTTAGACACCCCCTTGACCGCCTTTCTTCCAATATGGAAGATACACGGTATGAAGAAAAAGTCTCCCCTCTGGCACTGGCGTCAAATCAAGGGCGTGTCGCAAGCCGAGCTTGGCAAACTGCTGGGCGTTCAGGATGCGGCTGTCACCAAATGGGAAAAGGGCCGCGTTCCGGCTGAGCGCGTCCTGCCCGTCAGCAAAGTGACTGGCATCCCCGCGCACCAGATACGTCCCGACCTTTATCCGGCACCCACCAAAGAGCGCAAGGAGGCCGGGGCGACCGCGTAAGCGGTCAATCGGGGCGGACATGACACATCACACGACACCGCGCGCTCTGCCGCGCGCATCAATCCCGAACACCAAAACGCACGAACGGAATGCGTGTTCCGTCCGTGCGTGCGCCGCCGGCTCGACCCCCAACACCCAGCCGGCGGCGCGAACATTAACCCCCGTCCGTGGTCCGGTCGGGACTGCCTGCGCTTCGGCGCGGGCCTTTTATTCGGGAGGCTGCGCATGAGCGCGCTCCGCTTCGTGATCCCGGGCGAACCACGCGGGAAGGGCAGGCCGCGCTTTGGTCGCTCGCGCGCTGGCTTCGTGACCGTGCGCACCGACGACAAGACCGCGACATACGAAAATCTCGTGAAGCTGGCGGCGCTCCAGGTCGGCGCAAGGCCGTTTGCGGGGCCGCTTGCTGTCGCGGTGACTGCTTACTTTGTCCCGCCTCCGTCATGGTCGAAGAAGCGCCGCGCGGCTGCGTTGGCGGGTCACGAGACGCCGAGCCGCTTCGACATCGACAACATTTGCAAGGCCGTTTTTGACGGCCTGAACGGCATCGCGTTCGAAGACGATAAACAGATCGCGCTGCTGTACGCGCGCAAGCTGTTTGCTGACGTAGCGCGCTGCGAAATTGAGGTTTTCCCGTCCACGGGAACACAAGAGCAAAGCGATGGTGTCCTGCGAGATAAGGCGGCCTAGGCCGCGCGAATAAGCAGGGGCAAGTGCTCCTTTCCACCATCGCCCGCCATCCAGCGGCGCAAGGGAAGGGGTCTGAAAAAAGGAGCCGACTATGGGACTACCCATTATCTCGGCCGACGAACGGATGCGGCAAACGAGGGGCGTCAAGGCGCTCATCCTCGGGCCTCCGGGCGTTGGCAAGACATCACTGCTTCGCACCATCGACGCGAAGTCTACCCTGTTCGTTGACCTCGAGGCCGGCGACCTCGCCGTGCAGGACGTCGCGGTTGACCAGATGCGCCCCGGCACATGGGAAGAGTGCCGCGACCTGGCGTGCTTCCTCGCGGGGCCTAACCTGAACGTGCGGCCGAAAGACCAGTACGGGCAAGACCACTATGACCGTGCCGTGGCGCGGTTCGGATCGGCCGACAGCCTGTCGAAGTATTCCACCATCTTCATCGACAGCATCACGGTTGCCGGCCGCCTCTGCTTCAACTGGTGCGAGCACCAGCCCGAGGGCTTCAACGCCAAGGGCGAGAAGAACTTGTTGGGTGTTTATGGCCTCCACGGCCGCGAGCTGATCCAGTGGATTACCCGCCTGCAGCACGCACGCGCACAGAATGTGGTGTTCGTCGCGCTGTTGGAAGAAAAAGAGGACGACTTCAAGCGCAAGTCGTGGGCGATGCAGGTCGATGGCGCAAAAGCCGGGCGCGAGATGCCAGGCATCGTTGATGAAGTCATCACGCTTGCCATCATCCGCCCCGATGACGGTCCGCCCTATCGGGCATTCGTCACGGACCCCGCGAATGAGTGGGGCTTCCCCGCGAAGGACCGCTCCGGCCGTCTCGACCCGATGGAAAAGCCGCACCTCGGCGACCTCTTCAACAAGCTGAACGACACGGCGCGCGGAGCATCCGCCAAGACGACACCGCGCGCCGCTGCCTGATCAATCCCCAATCAAGAGAAAGAACACGCATCATGTCTATCGACTTCAACCTGGCCGAACGTCAATCCGCCCCGGCCGGCGAGCCCATCCCCGAGGGCACTGTTGCGCCCGTCATCATGGCGCTGCGCGAGATCAAGACCGGCAAGAGCGGGGCGCAGGGCCTCGACGTTGAGTACACCGTCACCGCCGGGCCGTTCAAGAACCGCAAGGCGTGGGGATGGGTCGGCATCGCGGGCAATGGCAGCGAGGGCCACAATACGATGGTCCGCATCTCGCACGCTGCCCTGCGCGCCATGCTCGAAAGCGCCTACGGCATCGACCCGGAGGACAAGGGCGCCGCTGCGATGGAAGCGCGCCGCATCAACGATTGGGAAGATTTCGACGGGCTTGAGTTCGTCGCGCGTTTCTCGGTCGAAGCGGCCAAGGACTACACCGACCAGCGCACGGGCGAGACGAAAACCGGCAAGGCGAAAAACACGCTTCGCGCGGTGACGCCTGACGACGAAGACTACAAGGGCTTCACGCCCGCGAAGAAGGGCAAGGCCGCGCCCGCGAAGGCGAACGGCACGGCCCAACCCGTGACGGGCGGCAACCGCCCGGCGTGGGCGTAACCGGGCAGGGGGCGGGGTAACTCTCGCCCCCACGCTGGGGCAAATACAATGACAGATGATCCAGACAATGTGGCGACCGTTGCGGCGGCCGCCACGCTCAAACGCATGCTTGCAGACCGGCGGCATGTCGTGACCGACAAGGACGCGTGGTTTCTCGCCTTCACGTCAATCAATACATGGATACAGGCGCGCACATGCAATTGGGCGACGCGGCGCGGCACGCCGCGTTGCGGTTCGCCCGATGCGATGACGCTGGGCTTTGCCGAGGCGGCGCTGCCGCTCATCGCGGACAAGGCGAGCGGCCTGCCGTGGGCTGAACCGCTGGGCCGATGGTCGAAGGTGGATGTCGCCACGCTCTTTGCGGTGGCCGCAGAGGCCATCGAGGCGAGCCGCATTCACACGCTGGAAGATCCAACATTTGACGAGGTAGGGGCATGACAACGCGCTTCAAACAGATCGACATGGAAAACTCAAAGGCCATCGCGCGCGAGATGAACGCCAGGCGCACATGCGAGGGCTGCGCGTTCCTCGTGACGCATCTCCGGCCGCGCTGCATGGGCGAGACATCGCCCAACTTCAGGACGCCCCGCGATACCTATCACGAACGCTGCGGCGCCTATGCCGTGCGCGGCCGTGACGGGAAGCCGGTCGAGCGCAAGCCCGAACCGCCGGCGCCAGTGGAGAAGCGCAAGCGCATGCGGCTCGTCGAGGTGCGCGGCGAGAAGCGGGCCGTGACCGAGGATGAATACGACCGCCTGCTGGCGCGCAACGCCGCAAGGAGGCGCGCATGATCGACCTGAACCCCTCCAGCATGGTCCGCACGGCAGATGTCGCCGCCATCCATGCGCTTATCGACGGGCTCCCGCCGCCGGCCGAGAAGCGGCGCACTTATGTCGGCGCGTCCGCTATCGGCTCGCCCTGCGAGCGCAAGATACAGTACGAGTTCATGGGGCTCCCGCATGACGAGGGTTGGCGTTTCAGCGCGCGAACGCTGCGCATCTTCCAGCGCGGGCATGTCATGGAAAGCATGTCCGCCGTCTGGCTGGCAGACGCTGGCTTCCGGCTGACGCAGACGGGCAGGAACGGCCAGCCCCTCGGCTTCAAGGTGGCTGACGGCTCGTTCGCCGGCCACGTTGACCGCGTCATCACGGGCGGGCCCGCCGACATCGCGTATCCGCTGGTGTGGGAGCACAAGGCGCTTGGGTCGAAGTCGTGGAAGGCGCTCGAGAGCAGGGGCCTGGCGAAGGCCAAACCGGAGTACGCCGACCAGGTCGCGGTCTACCAGGCCTACATGGACCTGACGAACCCCGCCCTGTTCATGGCGGTCAACGCGGACACGATGGAAATCTATTTGGAGTTGGTGCCCTTCGACCGGATCCGCGCGCAGGCGGCGTCTGACCGGGCCGTGGGGATCATCATGGACAGCAGGGCGGGGGCGCTCCGCCCGCGCTGCACCGACGATCCGACCTTCTATGCGTGTTCGGACTGTCCGTTCCGCAAGCGTTGCTGGGGGGCTGCGGCATGACCATCGACTTTAATTTCGCCGACCGGCAAGGGAAGCCGGGCAACGTCACAGAGCTGCCAGCGGTGCGGAAGACGCGCGTCATGCGCGCCGTCCAGCTTCGCATCCGCGACCTCGTCCGCACGCTCTACCCGCACGCCACGGGCCTGAAAGGCGACACGGCGCGCATCGGCGGGCTGTCAGGCGAAGCGGGGCAATCCCTCGCCATCGCCCTGTCACCCATCGACAGCGCCGGGCTTTGGAAGGAGTTCAACGAAGGCGGCGGCGTCCGCGACAGCGGCGACGTGTTCGACCTGTACGCCCTGGCGAACGGGATGACACGCCGCGACCTCCCCCGGATCGTTGACGAGCTCGACGCATGGTGCGGGGGCTCGCCCCCCGCTTACGTCCAGAAGCGCCACGAAGCACTGGCGGCCAAGCCGCCGCCCCCGGTCAAGCACGAGGAAATCGTCAACGCCTTCCCCTACCTGTCATCGACCGGGGAAACACTGTTCGAGACGTGCAGGATTGAGTACCGCGACGATGCAGGCGCCAAGGTGCTGCGGGACAACGGCAAGCCCGAGAAGATATACCGGCCCCGGCGTCTCGACGGGTCATGGGGATATCCCCCCGGCCAGTGGTCGCTGTATCGCGTGCCCGACATCGACCGGACGCAGGACGTGGTTCTGGTCGAGGGCGAGCCCTGCGCCGATGCCCTGAACGGGATAGGCATCACCGCGACGACCGCCCCGGGCGGGTCCAGCGTCAAGCCCGACAAGATCGACTGGCGGCCGCTCGCCGGCAAGAACGTGACCCTGTGGCCCGACAATGACGTCCCGGGCATCAAGTTCATGAACGAGATAGCCGCCCACCTGCGCACCATCGGCTGCACCGTCAGGCTGTTGGCGCCGCCGCCCGGCAAGCCGGAGAAGTGGGACGCGGCTGACGCCGTGGCCGAGGCGTTCGATGTTGTCGGCTTCCTCAAGAGCGAGGCCCAGCCCACCCACGGCCTCGCCGGCCAGTGGATTGATGACCTGAAGTACGTCTATGAGCCTGAAATTGTCGAAGACCTGATCCCGGCGCGCGGCGTGGGGGTCGTCTTCGGCCCATCAAGCGCAGGCAAGTCGTTCGTGGTCGTGGATTGGGCCATGGAGATTGCGAGCGGAGGCAAGGTCCTCGGCATGCACACGACGCCTTCAGGCGTCCTGTATTTCGCTGGGGAAGGGCAGCATGGCCTCAAGAAGCGTATCGTGGCGTCCCGCCGTGAGCGCGGGCTGGATGATGTCGTGCTGCCGTTCAACGTCCTCTCGGCGCTGCTGGACCTATCCAAGTCCGAAGCAAAGGACATTGACCGATTGTGCGCTTATGCGCGCGAGATCGCTGGCGAAATGACAGCCAGAGGCGCACCGCTGCGTGTCGTGTTCATCGACACCCTGGCAGCGGCGGCGCCCGGAGCGAACGAAAACGCCGGCGAAGACATGGGACCCATCATGCAGGCGTTCCATCGCATGTCTGAGGTTCTGGGTGTGGTGATTGTGCTGGTTGCACACACAGGGAAGGACGAGACGCGCGGAATTCGAGGGTGGTCAGGTATTCGCGCCAACATTGAATTCGCAATTGAATGCCAGGTCGAACGGGACCCAGACACCAAGAAGGTCGTCCGTCGCAGCCTGTTCTTCGAGAAAGCCAAGGACGGACCCGACGGGTTTACGCTTACGGACTATGACCTTGGGATCATCGAAATGGGCAAGAAGGTCAGCGGCAACCCCGATTGCACCTGCGTGGTACAGTACCGCCCACCGCCGACCGAACCTACCGATGAAGACGTTGCGCGGGAGCGCGAGGAAGCCCAGCGCCTGGCTGCGGACGAACTTCGCTCGCAGGTGCTAGGCGCAGTCATCCGCGTCTCCGACGACAGGTGGCAATCACTCAAGTCCACGATTGAAGCCATCCGCGCTGCAGGCATCACCAGGCCAAGCCGCGACACCGTGCGCGGCTACCTCAAGACGCTCATCAGCGACGACCCCAACGGCCTTCGCGTGCATGTCTGGAAAGGGTATCGGATCGAGCTCCAATCTACCCAGCGGCGCACATCGCAAATCGATATCGAGATGCGCGTTTTGCGTGAGGAGCAATAGAGGTGGCGCGGGTGGTCCGAAAACATGCCCCGCGCCACCCGTACCACATGATTTTATTGACTTTTCTTGGGGTGGAACGGGTGGTCCGGTTTGCTTGCGTCGCGCCACTCCAAAATTCCCTTCAAAATCAGGTGGTACGGTGGAACGGGTGGTCCGGCCCTCTACGAGGGCGGTTCGGTGTCCGCACCACCGAGCCCGTCGTGTCGGGTTTACCCATGCGGCGCCTTCGCAACGAAGCGCCGGATGGGTTAGCAATTTAATCCGCGCAGGCGCGGCAACAGGGAAGGTTTGAGAATGCAGTGGGTCGTTGATGTGGACGGGGACCTGGTCACGGTGAAGCCGGCTCCTTCGTACCTGATTGAGCGAAAGCGCCTGACCGAGAAGACCGAACGCGCCGGGAAGAAACTTTACGAATGGCCCGTCCATCTTGCGGAAAAGGAATGGGTCAACCTTGAAAGCTTCGAACGCGCGTGGGTGTGGGCGGTTTATAACTCCGGCCTCCCGTTCGACCCGGAGCTAGCGCGCGCCAGCTTTCGATGGGCGGCCGATGAACGCGTCGAGCTGCGCATACCAATCGCCGGGACACCGAACCCATTTGCTTGACCACCGCCACAACTCGCGTCACACACGAACCGTGATCGGCCCGCCAGTGGCTGACGCAGACCGGACCACGGGCTCAATCCAGGAGCCCGACCATGACCAACCACGAGCAGTGCCTCAACGAATTCCGAGACGCGTCCGCCGCCGTGCGGCTTGCCTTCGCCGCGCTTTCCGAGGCGCGTGAAGTCCAGATCATCGCCAACCGCGCGCACGCCGATTGCAACCAGGCCTATGTCGAGGCGCAGTCCCGGCTCGATGCGGCCGACGCTGCCCTGCTTGCCGTCCGCGCCGAACCGCGCGCCGCTCCCGACATCGACGTGATGCGCCAGCCCGTCAGCTTCAGCGGCGTGACGTTCGTCGAGACGACCCTGAACGGCGCCGGCGAGTAGGGGCGCACCATGGGGCGATTGGGGCGACCACGTAAGATCGGGACGCGCTACAAGTCGGGCGACCTGCGCCCGACCGAGGCGGAAATTGAACGCCGGAAAACACCTCGGGGCGAGGTGATCGAGCCAACGCCGGAAACCATCGCCCGTAGACAGGCCCTATTTGGCGATTACAGGGCCGTACGTGAGGAAGTCTGTCCCGTCGATAGGGTAGCCGCCCGACTGACCGAAGAACAGTACCACGCAGGCCGCTACGCCCGAACCGTGTATGCCCGGTACGTGGTCGCTATCCGCGCCCCGCGCCTCGTGTCAGGCCCGCTTAGGGAGTTCGTACAGGGCAGCGGGGAAGGCGGGATGACCCTCGACCAGGCGCAGGCCGCCGTGGCCGAGTACCTCGAGGTGGTGACAGCCATCCGGCGCTATTCGTATCGGTCGCTACGGGAGGTACAGCGCATCATGCACGGCTCGCCCCCGCGTTCGCTTGACGTGTTGGCCGTGGGGCTGACAGCCCTTGCGGATCACATGGGCATGTTTCGGCGGGAGGCGGCATGAACCCGGATCAGGTTGCATTGCTCATCGGGGTCATTGCGGCCGCGCCGCTGATCGTGTGGATTGTGTGGAAAGCGATCCGGCATGGGAGCGGGAATACGTAGGCTTTACAGCGCCCACAAATCGCTTTATTTGGTAAATTCAGAGTGGCGGTTCCTGTGTGGAGCCGCCATTTTCCGTTCCGGGGCGCCATGATCTTACCGTCAAGGGACATGGTCACACAGATCGAAACCGCGCGCTGGTCCCCCGATCCCGAAACCGTCGCAACCCTTGAATTTATCGTTGTTTCCCTCACGGCCCCGGACGATACCGGCGCCTGCGAGCTGCAACGCATTTACGAGCGGTGCGCATACGAAGCTGAACGCGACGAGGCTGTCGGGGCCATAGGCTTCAAGCTGGCCGCAGCGCGACGGAAACACGTCTACGTCTGGTTCATGGCGGATTGCCCCGATGATGGCTGGTGTTCGTTTCATCTGGTTTTGTCTGACCGGCCGATCACTCGGGAAGACGTCCGACGAAAAGCGAAACGCAGATACTCGCTGAACCTGCTGAAAGAGCGTTCGGAGTGGGTCGGCCCACAAAGCAAAGCGCCCCCGGATTTCTCCGAGGGCGTTTGACTTAGGCCACTTTGTTCCAGCGCTTCTCAGCGAGTAGACGGGCCGGATTGATTACCGGCGCCACTTGCCTGTGATCCTTCATGGCCCTTGCAAAGCCGAAGCTGGCAAACACGTTGACCAGCGAGATGAAGAAGCAGGCGGGCCAGAGAGCCCAATCAGGGGCCAAGGCGTATTCTGCGTTGAGGTGTTCCAGGCCCACGTGGTTGAGCCCGGCCTCGATGCAGCCGAAACCTACGCCGAGGACACCGGCAATCACTGCCGTGGCGTAGTTCTTGGTTTCCCAAGCCTCCATCACGCGCTCCACAGCGCGGGACAGAAGGAACACAATCACCACCATTGCGACGGTGAGCAGTGTTCCGGGAAGCCAGCCCTTCGACCAGAAGCCGAGGGTAGCTGTGACAACAGACAGGGCCACAAAGGCAAGGCAGGCCTGTTGTTCAAAGGTTTTTTCGTCGGTATATTTCGTCATAGCGGGGTCCTTTCCCGTTAGACCGTGGGTGAGGGGCTGAAGCCTCCCCGCGGTCGCTGATTTTCAATCTGCTCTCCAAGCGCGTTTTGCTTGTGCAGTGACATCAACATACGCATTCGCCTGTTGCGGGATACGTTACAGCCTCAAGTTACTTGGCTGTCTCCAAATCACATTCGCGCGAGCTTACGCAGAGGAAGGCAAGTAATGGCCTATCCCAATCCGATCATTCGATACCGCGAGAACAACCGCGAAATCTTGCGCGGCGTCACGAAAGACCATCGTGTTGGGAGGTTCGTCTTGCAGCAACGCGAGAACGAGACAGGCTTGGCCGTCCTAGACTTCACAGACGTGTTGAACGGCGCAACGATTACTGCCGCTGTCACTGACAGCAACATCAGCGGCTCTGTCGCTGTCTCATCCGGTCAGGTCACGCTGACCACGACCGGCCTCGGAATGGGATACGGCGACACTGACATCACGGTCACGTTCTCAGATGGACGCGTGCGCATCGAGAAGCTGCGGTACGTCGAAGTGAACGGAAACTGGCGCAGCGACTATGGCTGGACGTATGCTTCGTAACCGCTCGGGAAGCGAAGAGGGCGAAATGATCGACAACCGTTTCTTAAACGTCACCGCAAGTGCCACGGCCCAGCCAATCAACGCGACAATCAAGTTCCGCGATGGCCGTACGGTCGATGTCAGACTGAACGAGCGGACCTCAACTGGCGGCCATTACGAGTTCGAAGATATCGAGAGCATCACCTATTACACAATCGAGGGTCTGGACGCCTCAATAGACGTTGGAACAACCAGTGAGTGACCTGAGCGACCAACAGGAACGGTTCTGCCGCGCTATCGTCAAAGGCATGAGCCAGCGCGAGGCTTACCTTGAAGCCGGATACAAGCCGAGCAACGAAAACGCGACAGACGCCGCAGCCTCGCGGTTGTTAAGCACTGTTAAGATACAGGCACGCATCGCGGAGATGCGCGAACCCATCGCCAGAAAGTTCGAAATCACAACGGACTTCCTCGCGACCGAGCTGCTGAACGTCTGGAAAGCCTCGATAGGCGCAGACGACAGAACCAACGCGCGCCAGGCGCTGATGGACATCGCCAAGCTGACAGGCCGGATCATCGATATGAGCCGCGTGCAGGCTGAGAACGTCAATTACAACCTGTCCGCAGATCCCTTGCCGGCCGAGGAATGGGAGCGAGAGTTTGGAGACGCGAACGCTCTGGGCGCCGCAGCCGGGTCCACAGCACGCGCTCATTAAATGCCCTGCGCGGGAAATCCTGTTCGGCGGGGCGCGCGGCGGCGGCAAGACTGACGGCATCGTTGGCCGGATCGGCCTGCGCCAGAAGATCATGGGCGCCAACTATAACGGCGTGATCTTCCGTCAGGAGATGCCGCAGGCAGACGACTTGATTGAACGCAGCCAGGCCGTCTACGGGCCGCTCGGCGCGCGGTTCAACAAGGTGCAGAGCCAGTGGAGCTTCCCTGATGGGGGCAGGCTAAGGTTCAGGCCGCTCGAAAGCATAGACGACGCGGCCAAGTATCAGGGCCAGAACCTCACCGATGCGGTGATTGAGGAAGCGGGCAACTATCCGACGCCCGACCCCATCGACCGCCTCTGGGGCGCTCTGAGGGGCGCGAACGTGCAGATGCTGCTGACTGCCAACCCGGGCGGCGCTGGCGCTTCATGGATCAGGCCAAGGTTTCACATTGACGAGTGTCCGCAGGGAATGCGGATCTTCAGGGACGCGCTGCCCAACGGGGCGGAACATACACGCTGCTACATCCCAAGCCGGGTGACGCAGAACCGGGCGTTGCTGAGCAAGGACCCTGATTACGTCAACCGCCTGTATCTGGTCGGCTCCAAGGAGCTGGTTCGCGCCTGGCTGGATGGCGACTGGAACGCCATTGAAGGCGCGTTCTTCGATTGCTGGGGACCGCAACACGTTGTCAGCCCTTTCGAGGTGCCGGCCGAGTGGCATTGCTTCCGGTCATTCGATTGGGGCAGCGCCAGCCCGTTCAGTTGCGGCTTCTGGGCTGTCGCAAGCGACGACCTGCACCGGCCCGAAGGCGTCATCCCGCGCGGTGCGCTGGTCAGGTTCAACGAATGGTACGGCGCCAAGGGACCGAACAAGGGCCTGAAGCTTACGATTGAGCAGGTGGCCGCTGGCATCCTCGAGCGATCCAAGGGCAAGCGCTTCGTGGGCTGTGTCGCTGACCCGGCCATCTTTGCCGAGGATGGCGGCCCGAGCCGCGCCGAGGTGCTGAGACGCAACGGCGTGGCGTTCAAGTCGGCGGATAACAAGCGCGTTGGCCGTAATGGCATGATGGGCGGCTGGGACGAGATGCGGCAACGCATGGTCGGGCATGGCGGCCGGCCGATGATCTACACGTTCTCGACCTGCAAGGACTCAATTCGGACGATCCCGTCCCTGCCTCACGACACGACCAGGCCGGAAGACGTGAACACTGACGCAGAAGACCACGCAGCAGATGAATGGCGTTACGCCTGCATGTCGCGGCCTTGGATTGCACCGAGGCCGGACGCAGGACCGGGACGACCACGCGACTACAGGCCCCCACCAAAGGCGGACAATTGGCGAGTATTGTAAGCATGTCGCCTAAGCCCGACACGGGCGAGGACGGCGCCGAGCGCATTCGGAAGATGGTGCGCGAGTATCTCGATACGATGGAAGAAGCCCGCGACCGTGCTGCGATGAGCCGCGACTATTACGATGGCAAGCAGTGGACGAAAGAAGAGATTGCGACCCTCAAGCAGCGCGGCCAGCCGCCTATCGTCTTCAACCGCATCAAGCGCAAGGTGGACAGCATCCTTGGCGTCGAGCGCAACCGCCGCACCGACCCCAAGGCTTACCCCCGGACCCCCAAGGACGAGCAAAGCGCAGACATCGTAACGCAGGCGCTGCGGTTCGTGTCGGATCAGACGCGGCTCAACAACATATTCTCAGGCGCTTTCGAGTGCGGGATGATCGAAGGCGCTGGCGCTGCCGAAGTCATCATGGACGGCCCCGAGGACATTCGCGTCAACCTGATCCCTTGGGACGAGTTCATCTTCGACCCGAGAAGCAGCCGTCACGACTTTTCGGATGCGCGCTATCTCGGCGTCCTCAAGTGGATGGACGCTGACGACGCAATCGCGCTGTACCCCGACAAGGGCAAGGAGATCGAGGCGGGCATAACCGGCTCCGAGAAAGCTTTCGTTGCTGACCAGTCTGTTGACGACAAGCCGTCGTCCGGAACGTGGATCGACCGCAAGCGCCGTCGTGTCCAGGTCTGCCAGCTCTATTACAAGCAGGGCAGCGAGCATAACTACGCGGTGGTTGTCGGCTCGACGCTCGTGATGGATGGGCCATCGTATTACCGGGACGAGAAGGGCAAGACGGTCTGCCCAATCGAGGCGTTCAGCGCCTACGTGGATCGCGAGAATTGCCGTTACGGCGTTGTCCACGACATGCGCGGGCCGCAAGACGAGATCAACCATCGCCGCTCCAAGGCCGTTCACTTCCTGCACTCGCGCCGCGTCATGGCGCAACAGGGCGCCGTTGCCGATGTGGGGCAGGCCAAGCGCGAGATTGCCCGGCCTGACGGCTGGGTCGAGGTAGTTGACCCGCAAGCCGTCTCAGTGCTGGACACAGCGCAGGAGACAACCGGCAACCTGAACATGTTGCAGGAGGCGAAGGCAGAGATTGACCTTCTCGGGCCTAACAACGCCTTGCAGGGCAAGGGCACGGAAGGCGAAAGCGGACGCGCCATCATCGCGCAGCAACAGGCGGGGCTTGCCGAGCTCGCGCCGCTTTACGACCGGTTCAATGACTTCAAGCTGCGCGTGTATCGGGCCACATGGGCGCGCATCAAGCAGTTCTGGAAGGCCCCGAAGTGGGTCAGGGTTACGGACGACGAGCAGGCCACGCAATTCATCGGGCTGAACCAGGTGCAGGTGGACCCGATGACGGGCCAGCCGATGGTACAGAACGCCGTGGCGCAGATGGACGTTGACGTGATCCTCGAGACTGGCCCCGACACGGTCACGTTGCAGTCCGAGGAGTTTGAACAGCTCGCCCAGATCATGCCGCAGTTGGCCGCGCTCCCGCCGCCCTATGCGCTGGCGCTGATCGAGGCGTCATCGCTGCCGGCGCAGCGCAAGAAGAAGATGACGGAGCTGCTGTCGGGCCAAGGCCAGCAGCAGGACCCCGAGGCGATGGCGATGCAGAAGCGCGCAGCCGAGGCCGAGATTGCGGGCAAGGAAGCCGAGGTCGAGTACAAGCGTTCGCAGGCTGCGGCGACGATGTCCAAGGCGCAGCTCGATAGCCAGTTGGCCCCGCTGCAACTTGAGATGGAACGTCAGAAGCTGGGCTCCGAGGCTGAGACCCGCGCGCTTGAGCGTGAACGGATGATGCTGGAGCGGGAAAGCTCGGAGCAGGAACGGACGTTCAAGGCGCAGGAAATGTACACGCGCTCGCAGGAGAGCGAGCAGCGTCTGGCCTTTGATCGTGAGCGGGCAACGTCTGAGGACAATTTCCGGTCACAGGAAGCTGCGGCAAGGGCCAAGCCCGAACCCGATCCGGCACTTGCGAAGATGGACGAGATGAACAGGCAGTCGGTCGAACAACTGACGGCGCTGGATGAGAAGATCGGGCAGCTCACGGAAGGCATTGTTGCCGTGGTGCAGGGGCAGGCGCGGCTTGAGCAGGCGCTTTCGGCTGAGAAGGAACTCGTCCGCGATCCCAAGACCGGCAAGGCGCTGGGCGTGCGGATCAAGAAGGGGAATAGCTGATGGCTGCGGGCGCATGGCAAGTCTTCAACATCGCCAAGGAGAAGCTGGCGGACGGGACGTTCGATCTCGACACCAACACGTTCAAAATGGCGCTGACGACGGACGCTCAGGCATTGGCCGCGACGTTCGCCGGCACGAGCACGAACGCGCAGTATAGCGACCTGACGAACGAGGTTGCCAATGGTGGTGGCTATACGACGGGCGGCAAGACGCTGTCTGCAACGTGGGTTCGCTCAACTGGCACGATCACCTTCGACTGCGACGACCAGGCGTGGACCTCGTCCACCATCACGGCCAAGTATGCGGTGATCTACGCGGACAACGCGGGGAACGACGACCTGCTGTGCTTCTGCGAGCTGGACACCGGCGGCAGCGTCTCGACGGTGTCTGGAACGCTGACGGTCGCGATAAACGCCTCTGGCGTGTTCACGCTGGCATAACGCATGGCACACGTAACAGGCGACCGCGTCAAGGACACGACCACGACGACCGGCACGGGCAACATCACCGTGTCGGGCTCGGCGCCGACCGGCTTCCGCACGCTCAGCACTGTTGCGACGGCTGACGGGGACACGCTGTTCCTCGCCATCGTGGGCGGCGCAGAGTGGGAAACCTCGCTCGCAACGCGGGTGTCGGCCAACGTCTACACGCGCACAACAATCCTTGCGAGTTCGAACGCTGGGGCTGCGGTCAACTTCAGCGCGGGGACGAAAGACGTATTCATCACGCTGCCTGCGAGCAAGATTGCGGATGACACGGCGTATGCTTCAAGCTGGAACGGCGACACGGCGACTGCGCCGAGCAGGAATGCGGTGCATGACAAGTTCGAGGGCATTATCCATCCGGGCTATGTCGCCGGAAACTGGTATTTGCCCTTTATCACTGGCGCTCCAAACAGTTCTGCGGCTGGGGGCGCCAATACGATTGTTTACACGCCCACATATATTCCGCGCCGGATCACGATTTCCGATTTGGGTTGCCTGATCACTACGGCGTCTGCCGGCGGTAACATGAAGCTGGCAATTTACGCGCACAGCTCGTCAACCAACCGCCCGAGCGGAACGCCACTGGCGGAAACGGGAAACATCAGCACGACTGCGACAGGCGTTGTCAGTGCAGACATTACAGGCGCAAACGTGACGCTTGAGGCGGGCATGTACTGGTTTGCCTATTGGGCGGATAACGGAACGTCCGCGATCAAGGGTTTTCTTCGTGATAGTTTCTCATATCATTCTGCGCTGATTGGTTCCGCCACGCAGTCGAGTGCGATGAACTCATCGGGCTACGGGATTTTCTGCCTGACAAGTTCGGAGACATACGGGACGTGGCCTAACGCGACGAGCGAAACCTTTACCGAGCAAGTGGGGCTTCACTTCACCGGCATTCCGTACCTGAAGGCCGCATAGCGATGGGCATTTCCTACAACCGCAAATCCGGAACAGTCACCGTAACCGCCGACGACGGCACAACCCGCATCTGGCCCCTCGCCACATTCGAGGCCGATCCTGCGGCGTGCGTCGCGCAGACCGGCAACGGCATCACACCGCCAGAGCCCATCATCACCGCAGACGAGAAGATCGCCGCGCTGGAGAAAGAAAACGCCGCTTTGCGCGAAGTGCTGATCGAGAAGGCCATCATCACGAAATCCGAGGTTGACCTGAAGATTGATGCGATTGCCGCAGAAAAGGCCGTGGCAGTCGAAGCTGAAGTTGTGAAGGGCTAACCCGTGCTAGGCCATAGCGCGCTATCAGAAGCCCCGCTAAGCGCGCTACCAGCGGCGGCAGGCGGCGGTACAGACGCCACTGCATCCCCCGGCGCAGGCTCCCTGACGCTCCAAGGCTTTGCGCCAACGGTCAGCGCAGAGCAGAACGTCACGGTCAGCCCCGGCATAGACACGCTGGTCCTGACGGGGTTCGCCCCCACGGTCAGCGCAACACAGAGCCAGACGGCATCGCCTGGAACTGGCGCGCTGGTCATTCAGGGCTACGCGCCCAGCGTCACGGTTCCGACCAGCGTCAGCGTGACGCCGGGAACGGGCGGGCTGATCATCCGAGGCTTCGAGCCGGCAGTTGATAACGGCCTGTCCAGCGGCTCCAAGAGCGGCGGCGTTGCTGAAGACCCTTACTATTACAAGAAGCGCAAGAAGAAGCAGCCAGAGCCCGTCTCCAAGGAGTTCGGAGACGACTGGAAGCCGCCGACGCCGCGGCCGGCCATTCCGCCGCTTCCCGCGCCGCAAGAGATTATCGCGCGTCAGGATGCAGCGATTGCACGCACGCAGGCGCAGCTCACAGCCGCGCTGGAACAACTCGCCCGGCAGCAAGCCGAGGCCGAACAGGAAGACGAGGACGAAGCCGTGATGCTGCTGCTCGCGGCGTAACGCTTCCGACAATCAAGAGATGAACGACCCGCCCTGATCAGGCGGGTTTTTTCGTACCCGCCGCCGGGGTCAATCGGGCGCCAAACAGGACGCCGCTGTTCGGGCGATTGCGTGACGACGACGAAAGGTCGAACGATGAGCGATGAGAAGCTGAACTTTCTGGACGCTGAAGAACCGGCAGCCGTAACGCCTGAGGCCGCGCCTCAGACTGTGGAAGCCGAGCCTGCAGCACAAGCCACACCCGAGCCGCAAGGCGATGGCAGGGCGCGTGATCCGGAAACAGGGCGTTTCGTTCCCATCTCCGCGCTTCTAGATGAGCGCGACAAACGACAAGCCGAGACCCGCAAGCGGGAAGACCTCGAAGCCCAACTCCAACGCTACCAGCAACCGCAACAGCCCGAGCAGATACCGACTGACCCGTCAGGGATCATTCAGTATGCGCTCGCTGAACAGCAGCGGATCGCCTTCAACGAACGCCTCAACACATCCGAGCTGATGGCCCGACAGGCCCATGGCGAGGACATCGTGAGCGAGGCGCAACAGGCATTCCTGTCTGCTGTCGGTCAGAACCCGATGCTGCAACAGCAACTGCAAGGCCAGATCCACCCTTATGATTTCGTGGTGAAATGGCACAAGCAGCACAAGCTGATGTCAGAGATCGGGCAAGACCCGGAAGCCTGGCGCAAGTCTGAGGCCGAGAAGATCCGCGCGCAGGTACTGGCTGAACTTCAGGGCCAAGGCGTCCAGCCAGCCCCATCGTCACAGCAACCCCCGCCGTCAGTGGTCGGAAGACCAGCGGCAGCGAGAGCCGGAACCGTGCCCATTGGCCCGGGGAACGCTTTCGATAACCTATTCAGAGGATAACCAATGTCAGAAGTAATTCTGGCCTCTGCTTCTGAGAAACAGAAGTGGATCAGCCAATACTACTCCGAATACGTGCGCGCCTCCGGCTTCAAGCCGTACATGGGCCGCTCGTCGTCATCCATCATCATCGCCAAATACGAGCTTCAGGAAGAAGCGGGAAAGACCATCAACATCCCGCTGATCACGCGTCTTGTCGGCCAGGGCGTCACCGGCGCCACGGTGCTTGACGGCTCCGAGGAAGAACTCGGCAACTACAACTGCGCTATCAGCGTCGACTGGCGCAGGAACGGCGTGCGCGTGCCGAAGTCCACCAGCTACAAGACCGAGATCGACCTTTACGGCGCTGCGAAAGACATGCTGCGCCAGTGGGAAGCGGAGAAGCTGCGCGATGACGTCATCAAGGCGATGCTGTCCGTGGTCACGACGGGCGATACCACGGTCAAGCTGGAAGATTCGAGCGCTGCTAACCGCAACGCTTACGCTCTGGCGAACGCTGACCGCCTGCTGTTCGGCAAGCTGCGCTCGAACTACTCCGCCACGTGGGCAACCGCGATGGGCAACCTTGATACGACCGACGATAAATGCACGGTTGCGTCGATGTCTCTCGCCAAGCGCATGGCGAAGCAGGCCGATCCCCATGTGCGTCCGTACAAGACCTCGGACGGCAGGGAATATTTCGTGGCGTTTCACGGCTCGCGGACGTTCCGCGACCTGAAGGCAGACACGACAATGACGCAAGCGAACCGTGAGGCTCGCTCGCGTGAAGGCTCTGGGATGGATGACAACCCGATCTTTCAGGACGGTGACCTGCTCTATGACGGGATCATCCACCGCGAAGTCCCGGAGATCGACGACATTGCCGGCGCTGGCACGTACCAGCTTGACGCGGTTGGCGCAGCTTCGGCTGACGTTCGCCCCGTCTTCCTGTGCGGCGCGCAGGCGGTTGGCATCGCGTGGGGCCAAGAGCCGACCCCGCGCAGCGACATGCAGAAAGACTATCAGTTCCGTCCTGGCGTCGCCATCGAGGAGCTGCTTGGCGTCAAGAAGCTGGCCTATAATGGTCGTCAACATGGCATGATCAGCGCGTTTTTCTGCGCCGCGTCAGATTCCTGATAGTTAGGAGATAGATCAATGGTTGCTGAAACACTCACCGCGACGCGCGGTGCGACGGGCTTCCCGATTGCCAGCTTTGCTGGCGCGGGCATCCTGCAAGTCGCTTACGGGACGTACACCATCCCGGCTGTTGTTGAAGATGGCGACATCTTCGAAATGTGCTGGGTGCCTGCGGGCGCTGTCATTGTCGGAGGCATGTTCTACGGCGCCGACATCGACACCGGCACCGAGACGCTGGACATGGACCTCGGCTGGGCTGCCAACGGCGGCTCTGGCACGTATGACGCTGCTGACCCTGACGGGCTTGGCAATCTCGGCGTGCTGACGGGCGATGCGTTCGCTGCTGGCAATATCTCGCCAGTCACCGGGCTCATGTACCCGCTGAGCGGCGTTCTGGCTGCGGGCACGCTCCCGCAGTTCACGAAGAAGACGAAGCTGCAAATCGAAGCCAACGCAGCCTCGAACGCGGGTCACACGGGCGTTATCACGCTTGTTGTGTACTACGTGGTCGATCCGACGCTGGCCGTTTAATGACGGCTTTCATCTGGAAGGGTGACGAAGAGGAGGGGGCAGAGTTCTGCTCCCTCTTCAACGTGACGTTCCCGGTGGGGCAGCTTGTGGACGTGGGGCATCTGCTCCCGTGGCAGGTAAACAAGCTCCGGGGCAATCCGCATTTCACGGAAGCCCCGGAGAACGCCCCCGCGCCGAAAGGCAACCCGGAACAGGACGAACGCGCCATCATCAAGCAGCAACTGGACGACCTCGGCGCGAACTATGACAAGCGCTGGGGCATCGATCGGCTACGCGCTGCGCTTGAGGGCGCGACACGCGAACCGCTGGAAGTGATCGAGGGCGAGGTGGTCAATGGCTGACGCCACACTGGCCGAGCTGCGCAACCGCGTGCTTCAGAAGCTCAAGGTGCTGCAAGCAGGCGAGACGGCGGAAGCCGAGGACACCGCGCTGATCGAGGGGCTGATTGCCAGCGTCAACGAGAAGCTGCGCGACCTTGGCATTGCCTACTGGTCCGACAGTGCTTGCCCGCAGTCGATGCTGGAAGACCTCGCCATGTACGTGGCCTGCCATGCGGCTGACGACTACATGGACGGCGGGCAGGCCGCATCGTTCCGGCAGACTTACGAGCCGACGGCAGAACGCAACCTGCGGCGTCTGGTCCAGAGCGGCGAGCGGTTCAACAAGCCGACGCGGGCGGAATACTTCTAGTGCGCGTGCCCATGGCGACGTCTGCGGCCTCCGCTGTTGTCACGGGGCTTGCCGAGAAGAAATGCCACAACGTCTACCGCGAACCGCATCCGAACGACCCGCAGCGCGAGAATGTGCTGATTGAGGCTCCAGGCTCATTGCAGCGTGCCGACTTTGCCGGCGCGTGCCGTGGGATGTGGCAGGCAGACGGCCACGCCTCGGGCAATGTGCTGATTGCGCAGGGGACGACCCTGTCCACGTTCACGCCATCGGGCAACACGACGGGAAGCCTCACGGGGACGATTGCCGGGACCGACCGTGGCGACTTCGCGTTCACCGAGACGCAGGGCTTCGGCTTGTTCAATGGCGGGCTGTATGTCTCGACGGGAACGGCCATCGCGGCGGTCACGGATGCGCAGTATGCAACGCTGCTGTCTGACGCCAGCGCAACGGCGTTCACGTCGGTAGACACCCTCGGGCAGCGCGGGCTGTTCACTTACAAGAACAGGTTCGGCTTTACGGCCGTGCTGGACCTCGATGACGTGACGGCGCTGAACTACTACACAGCTGAAAGCTCGCCTGACGACATCATCGCGGGCCGCGTGCTGGGCGAGTTCTACTACCTGCTGGGCTCGCAGACGATTGAGGTGTGGTCGCAGACGGGCGACAGCGCCGACCCATTCGCGGCGCAGGCTGGCATGACGCAGCAAGTGGGCTGCGCCTGCCGTGATGGCATCGTCAAGGCCGATAACAGCATCTTCTTCGTGGACGAGGCGTTCAACGTTCGCAGGCTGGGGCAGGGCGGCTCGCCCATCGTCTCGGAGCCGTGGGTATCTGCGGCGCTGAGATCGGCGGGCGCGGCCAACATCATCGGCAAGACGTACCAGGACCGGGGGCACATCTTCATCAGCTACCGGACGCCTACGGCTTGCATGGTGTTCGATGTGCTGACGCAGGAATGGCACACGCGCGGAACCAACCTGACCGCGACGTGGCGTTATACGGATATCATCACCGCCGCTGGCCGGGTGTTCGTCTGCGATGCAACGGGCCAGTTTGACGAGCTGAGCCGGGACTATGCGTCCGAAAGCATGGCGACGGCCTCCACGATGGGAACGGAGATCGTTCGCGAGTTCACGGCGCATCTGTCGGGCGCTCCCGATAGCTTGCCCATCACGTCCGTTCGGCTTGAGAGTTCCAAGGGCGTTGGCGTGGCGACGGGGCAGGGTGTGGACCCTGTCGTGCAACTTCGCGTGTCAACGGACGGCGGCAATACGTGGACCAACTGGCGCAGCCGGAAGCTGGGCGCGCAGGGTGTCTATGACCAGCGCACGGTATGGCATCGCTGCGGGCGAACGAAGCTCGCGGGAATGGTGTTCCAGTTCCAGAAGTCCGATCCCGCGCCGGCAGCCTATCTCGGCGTTGTCGTCAATGAGGATCTGTAAGTGACGGAGCGGGCGCCTAAACCGCCATCTGTCGGCGTGCCGCTGGTGGACAAGGAAGGCCGTCTCACAAACGAATGGTACAAGTACCTGACGGGCGGGGTGAAGTTCTCCACGAACGTCAATAGTGGCGTGGCGCGGCTGGCTGCTGAGCAGGAAGCGCAGGCGGCGCGGATTGAAGCCGAGCGCGCGGCGCGCATTGCCAATGACACGGCGGTGCAGGCAGCGGCGGGCGGTGGCGGCGCCATGACCTCCAACGGCGTGGCGTTCTCGGGCGGCGTCTCGAGCGGTGCAACGTGGGTGACGATTGCGACGGTCACGCTCACCCCAACCGGCGCGGGCGGTGACTACAGCATCACGGCGACAATCGACAGCCTCATATCTGGCGGCCTGAGTGATGACGGCGCGACTGATACCAGCTTCTCAGGCAACTGGCGCATCAGGGAAGAACTGACAGGCGGCGGCACGGAATACACGCTGGATAGCGATGTCTTCTCTGTCGATTACACCGCCCCGCAGAGCTTCATCGAGGCGGGCATCCCTTTCGACATTCCAGCCTTCTGGGCTGTGTCATTTACGGGCCTGCCGCTGACCAACGTTCTGGTCGCGGCCAACGAGGGCGCGCAGGTGGATATCAGGCTTGAGATACAGCGCGCGAGTGGAACGAACGAGATAACGGCGCCCGGCCTTTCCGGGTCAATGTCTGTTACGTGGACGGCATAAAATGTGGGATCAGGTTGTAAAGTTCGCCACGGATAACGCAGGCGCGCTGATTGGCGCGGGCGCTTCTCTGGCGGGCGGATATCTGAGCGGACAAGGCGGCCAAGCGGCTGCGGGTGCGCAGCAGGACGCGGCGAACCAGACAACTGCGCTTCAGCGCCAGATTTACATGGACCAGCGCGGGCTTGCCTCGCCGGGGTACATGACGGGCGGCGCAGCCTCCAACAAGCTGGCCGCGCTGTTCGGCATCGCACCGCAGGATTATCAGGCGGCCTACGGTGGCGGCGGCATGAACATGCAGGGCGGCTCGCAGATGCTGCCCAACCTAGGCGCAGGCCAGCCGGTTCAGGGTCACACAGGCGGCGGTGGTTCCAACGCGGCAGCGGGCCTGATTGGCAGCGTTGCGGGCAGCTTCATTCCCGGCCTTGGCCCCATCGGCAGCGCGCTGGGCGGCGCTGTCGGCGGCATGATCCGCAACGGCGGCGACAACTGGCAGACGGTCGCCACGCAAGCGCCGGGCGGCTTCAACTATGCCGCCTACATGCAACAGCCTGACCTAGCTGCCGAATGGGCCAAACCCGACATCAAGGCGCTGTTTGGCGGCAACCAGGACGCCTACGCAAACTGGCACTACAACCAGTTCGGCAAGAACGAGGGCCGCACGCTCGCGTCGATGACCGACACGAAGTCCACGATGCCCACGGGCGGCGCGCAGCAGATGCAGGGCGGCGCGTCCAACCCGCTCGCAGAGTTCTACGCCTCGCCCTATGCCAAATTGGCGACGACGATCAACGATCAGCAATTTGACCAGATCAAGGGCAACCTCGGGGCGGCTGGCAAGTCGATCAGCGGGGCTGCTGAAGGCCGCTATGCGAAGACGCTGGCGGGCAACACCTACGACGCGTTCGGAGACTACACGAACCAGTTGGCGAACCTCGCAGGCATGGGCCAGACCAGTTCGCAGCTCGCATCCAACGCTGCCGGGAACTACGGCGTCAACGCGGGCGACTCGATGATGCAGGCGGGGAACGCCAAGGCCAATGCGCTGACGTCCGCATACAAGGGATACGGCCAGGGGATTAGTGACGCGGTCGGCAATGTCGTGGACTACGGCAACAAGAACAAGTGGTGGACGACATGATCCAGAACCCGCTTGCGGCAAGCATGGTTCAGAAGCCCATGCAGTCGGCTGCGCTCAACATGAACCCGCAGATGGCGCTGCCCGAGCCGCCCAAGAACGCGCTCATGCAAGCCATCGGCGGCGGGCTGGACAGCTTTCGCAAGAGCTTCGACCCGGAAGGCTACAAGGCCGGTAAGGACGAGGCGAAGGTTGCAGAAGGCGACAAGCTGAAACAGACGCTTGCCCTGATGCAGCAGCAACGCGCGCTCCCCGAGGCGCAGCGCGGCCAGTGGTGGCAACAGAACGCGCCGACGATTTCGAAGATCATCGGGCAGGACGTCTCGCAGATGCCGCTGGACGTGACGAAGTTCAGTGACGACGCGCTTGACGGGAAGATCGCGGCGCTGTCGGCGCAGGCGGGGATTGGGCCTGTCGTGCCGGAGCCCATGACGGCTTATCAGGCTGCTGTGCTGAAGCAGCAGGAAGAGGAAGGCAAGCGTCCGCAGGGCGTCAACCTCGGCGGCGGCGCTTATGCGGAGTATGACCCGACAGCGCCGGCTGAAAGCCGCCTGCGGATGCTTCAAACGCCGGATGCCAAGCCTGCCGATCTCCCAGAGGGCATGTGGTACGGGCAGGACGGCAAGGGACCTCCTCAGCCAATTCCGGGCTATGTCGGAATGCGGACACAGATCGCGCGCGGCAGTCAATCGCCTAGCGCCAGCGCCGATACTTATCGCCCCGCCACGCCGGAAGATCGCGCGAAGTGGGGTCTGCCGCCAGAAGGCGCGTTCAAGATCAACGAGCGCACCGGAGAGCCTGCGGCTATTTCCGGCGCGCGAGCGGCGCAAGACTTTTCGCAAACCGAAATTCGCGGCTTCCGTGACCAAGCAGATGGACTTTATATTCTGAAAAACGCTGTGAACCAGTATGTCACCATGCTGGAAAAAATGGGCGGGCCGCAGGTTCTTGACACGCCCCTTAATGCAGAAAACACCCAAGCGTTGAAAAGCGCTCACGGCCTCATCACGGAAGCCATCAAGGATGCAGGCAAGCTCGGCGCGCTTGACCAAGGCGTGCAGAACCTCGTCAATGCGATCATTCAAGAGCCCGTGGGCTGGGGAACATTCGGCAAGTCTACGGAATCGATCAAGCAGGCCGCAAACCAACTCAACAGCAGCATTGAGTTCAAGCTTTCCCGCGTGCCGGAAGAGTATCGGGCGGGCTCGACTGGTGCTGTCCCTGACTTCGGGAAAGAAGACGATGAAGACAACGCTTTCCTCGACAAGCTGTTTGGCCGCTTCGAAGAGATTGCGGGCGCTGCGCCGCCTTCTGGAGTTGATCCTGAAGACTGGAAATTTTTTACGCCTGAGATGAAACAGCAATTCATGGCTGGTCGCGGTCAATGACGCCTGAACAACTTCTGCTGATAGCGCAGGCCAAGCGGAAGCGTGCGGAAGCTGGCGGCGACGCCAAGCCAGACCCGAACGCGTCCAACCCGATCATCACGGCGCAGCGTCAGAGCCAAGTGAAGGCTGGCAACGATTTCGCAAAGAAGAAGGACGCCGAGCGCCGCTATCAAGACGAGCTTGCGGTGATGAACGCCTCGTCCCCGATCCCGTTCAAGAACACGGGGCCAGATGGACCGCTGGAGCTAAACCAGGAGCGACCGGATCGATTTGCGGGCCGCGCTACTGGTGCGTTCGTCAACTCCAACATCAACGTTGCAAACACGCTCGGCCAATTGGGCCTCAGCACTGCCAATGCCTATGGTGCTGGTTTTGACCCGTCGATGCAGGGCGCGCTGGCTGGTGGTGAATATGGCGATATCACGCAGCGCGTCGCAGATGCTGCGCAGCAAGGCGGCTACGTCAAAAACCAACAGGCCGTTGGCGATATTCTTCCCAGCCTTCCGATACCCGCTGCCACTACACCGGGCGAAATGGCTGCTGATGTTACGGGCAATCTTGCATCCGTGTTTACCGGATTTGGAGCGCCGATCCTCAAAGGCGGCAAAGTACTCAGCGAGAGTTTAGCGACCGTTCCGGGGATGTCGCGGACGCTTCGTGGCGTTGGCGTTGAGACTGGCGAGAACGCCGCCTTGGCTTACGGATTGAGCGCAGGCGCTGCGCCTCCGGGCTCTGACCGCAACATGGCCGGTACGCGTGGCGCTGCTGACCCGCTCAATTACGTCAGCATAGAAGCTGCTCGTGCTGTCCCGCGCGCCATTAAGGGGCTGGACAATGCTCTGAAGCCAGCCGCTACGCCAACCAATGCAGGCGGTGTGGCTCCCCGCGCAACACGCCCTCAGTCCTCAGTCGCTCCCATTACCCCCGCCGCGCAAGCCGGGCCGGCCAGCACGGGGCAGCAGGCTAACGCTAGCCCGCCTCCCGTTGGCCGACAGACCCTCAACGCTACCGCTCAGGCCGCGCCGCAGAACGTCGTCGCCCTCGCCAAGAGTGACGCTCGGAACCTCCGGAACCTCATGCGGGCCGCTGGCGTACCCCGTAACGACGTAGACGCGCTTCTGATTGGCATGGTGCAGGACTTTAATCGCGTCAACGACCCGCGCATGCGCCTTGCGTTCTTCGCTGCGGAGTATCTTCCGCAGAAGCTTCCGAAGCCTGTCGCTGATGCTGTGCTTGCGCAGTTTGACGCCTTTGGCTTCCAGCAACTGACCGATTCCGGCCCAGGCGCTGGCGTGATGAAGTCCAGTATAGACGAAGTTCGGGACACCCAAAAACCCTACCTTGAAGGGGAATTTGACGCCGCGTTCGGCAAGCAAGACCTGATCACGACCAAGGGCAAGGTCCGGAAGCTCAAGGCCGACAATGCCGATGCCATCTACAAAACGCAGATTGGGCGGCAACAAGACCTTATCGCAAAAGGGAGCGCCCCGCCTGAGCAGATTGCGGCGCGTGATGAGCTTCTGTCGCTCATGGCAGGCGAGGACTTCTACAAGCGCATCCCAGAAGAACTGGCTTTCCGCTCACGCAATGAGGGCTTTGGAGCGTTATCGGATTACGTCAAGAGCCGCCCGCTCGAATCGGCACACTGGCTACAGTCGCGGCTGGGTGAGCTGGCCCGCAAGGGCGGCGACAATGCGGGCATGTACCGCGAAATGAGAACGGCGCTTCTCAAGCAGATCGAGGAGGCCGTTCCCGGCTATCGTGGCGCCCGTCGTCAGCACGGGGACGCCATCGGGCAGGAACTGGCTGTCACGTTCGGCAAGGAAGTCAGGGCAGCAGCAGGCGACCGTCTGAAGATTGCGGAACTGGCCGAGGAGTATCGCGCACTTCCCAAATCGCAGCAGTCGGTTGCTCGGCTGGCGATGAAGGAGGCGCTGACCAACGAGTTCCGCAAACTCAAAGGCGCTGCTCGCGTCGATCCCGCCACCGGCAACGCCATCGACCCCCAGCAAGTCATGATCACCCAGCTCCAGAAAGACGGGATGATGGACGCGCTGGAGACAATCTTCGGCAAGCCGGGCGAGCGCGCTACGACAGCTATTCGCAAGGTCATGCGCGAGAACGAGGGCCTTCCGAAGTATCGCTCCGACACTGCGCCGAACATCAAGAAGCAGGAGGGAGCCGTTGAGGCGGTACGCAGCCCTGCTAACAAGCTGATGCGCGGCGTCTCGGACAAGACGGGATACTCGTTCACTGTGCCGGCTGACATTGTTGGCGCAGCGATGGGCGTTCCGCCTGTCTTCACGGCTTCAAAAGTTGCGGGGGATGTTGGCTCCTTCCTGAGCAAGCCAAACCCGAAGAAAATGGCGAGCACGGCTAATGTGCTTTACGGTATGAAGCCTGCCGGTGGCATTCCTCCGGCCGGCCCTGTTCGCAACAAGCTTGCCGGTCCGTCAGGGCGGGGCAAAACGAAAGCGCCCCCGCCCCCGCCATCACAAGACGCGCTGGCGGATCTTCGCAGGCAATATGATCTTGTTGATCCAGGCGCAAATCCGCGCGAGGCGGAGCGCATCCGCAAGGCAATTCTCCGCATGGAGAACGATCTTTCTGGCGCTTCAGCGCTACCCGCACCGCAGAGGCCACCTGTCAACCGTCTCGGCATGTCTGGAAGCCCCGAAGCCATAGGCGCAGGCGGTGGAGCCATCGCAGGCGGCACGCTGAACCTCACAGACGCGAACGGCGATGGCGTCATTGACGACGCAGACCGGATGCTCAACGCGGTTGGCGGTGCGCTTACTGGCGGCATTGCAGGCCGTGGCGTGCGTGGCGGGATGAACGCGCTGGCGCCGCGAGGGCCGGATCAGGCGGGGTTGTTTGGCAGGCCCAAGGCCACCCCTGCATTCGATCAACGCTTCATGAAAGAAGCGCAGCAACTCGTGAGCTACAACGGCGGAGTGAAGCCTGCGGTCAAGGCGCAACAGTATGTCATCGACCAGCTTGTGAAGAACAACGCCTCGCAGGATCGCATCAACCGCGCTGTAAGTATTCGGTCGGCAATCGAGCGCATGGCGGAGCGGTCAAACCGTGAGTTGGATGAGATCGCGGCTCGCGGCTCCAATCGCGAGCCTCCCGAACAATCTGGCTTCGGATCTAGCCCCAAGCCTCCCCCCAAGAAGGCCGAGGAAGTCGCCCTTATAAGCGCGCTGAAGAAGGCGAGGGCGACGGAGACGGCAACCAGGCGGCGCAACGTGATGCGCGACAACCGGGATGAGCTAAACAGCGTGGCCGAGGAAGCGGTGATGCAGGCGGAGCGCGATCTGCTGGAATACCGCGACCGTCAGTTCCGGCAGGCCGCTCAGGGAGCGCGCTGGATGGATAGGGGAGCTGCTGTTGCAAACGTCGGCAAGAAAGCCGCTGTAGCAACTGGCAACCAGATCAAGAAAACGATGATGAAGAACGATGCCGAGTTGCTGAAGACCTACGGCGTGGCAGTCGGCGGCATCGGTGCGGTTGCGCTAGGCGCTCGCGCTTTGGCTGGACCAGACGACGGCAAGGATGAGAAGAGGGAAGCCATCGCGCCAACCGACAAGCGCTATTTTGTAGAAACAAAGCTTAAGAAGAACCCGGAGATGCTTCGCCCCGTGCAGGATGCTCTTGTGGAGCTTGAGCTGCTGGACATCCTCGATGCGGATACGAAGTGGGGCGCAAAGACCCGTGACGCTATCGATGCTTATCTTTCTCAGAAGCCAGACCGCTTGCCTATCCCGCTTCAGGACTATGAAGTCCCCGCGCTGCTTGCCGAGGCTTACGGCGGCTATCAAGAAAACGGCAAGTGGTTCTACGACACGGGCGAGCCCATCGTGTACCCGCCGAAGCGGAGCGACACGTACCTACCGGCCCGACCGCTTCGCCCCGATGAGGCTCGCCGCATGACCTACGACAAGCGCACAGAGGCCCAACGCAATAAGCTGCTCGGGCCCTAGACCCAAAGCAAAAGCTCCAACCACGGTTGCAGCAGCAGCGGCAATGGCAACAAGTTTTCTGATGCTCATAACAACACCATAACGCAAAAACACCTGCCGGTTAAGGCAAATCAGCCAGCCGTACCCTGAACTAACCCCACCCCCACCACAAACGACCCGGCCCCGCTCGCAAGGCGGGGCTTTTCGCATTGAGGACTGCACATGGCCGTCAAGAGCTTCACCTTCATGGCCCGTTCTGTCGATGGCGTGAGCGCGGAATCAGGTGCGCTGACAACGGTGCGGCGCAAGAACACCACGACGAAAATCGTTGTTTATACAGACAGCGACCTGACAGTGCCGGCCGCAAATCCCCAGGTTGCAAGTTCACTCGGCCTTGTGGGTCCGCTCTACTGGAACGACAGTACGGAAGCCGAGGTTACGTTTACCGTTGCGACGTCTGACGGCGGGACAACGCTGCTTCAGGTCGATTATTCCGGTGGCGTGTTTACCGCATCCTATGCGCAGGTTGGGCAGCTTACCCTGTTCGAAGAGACTGCCACGGGCGATGGGTCAGATACGACTTTCGTCCTTTCTGACGTGGTTGCATCCAGCCCCTATCAGATGGACGTCACGATTGACGGCCTGCTTCAGAACAAGGGCAGCTATACGGTATCAACGGACGGGACGGATACGACCGTCACCTTCACCGAAGCTCCGCCTGATGATGCGGTCATCTACTTCACAGCCTCGACGCTGGCGGCGCTATCGCCATCAGACCAGAGCAGCGCGGTTGTGCTGCCGCAGGGCGGGACGGATGATGAAACGCTTGCGCTCTGGCTTGCCCGGCCTGCAATCCGCGTTCGTAGCTGCGGCGCGCTCACGGATGGAAGCGATGCACGGCCAGGAATCGCTGCGGCCATTGCTCTGGCAGTTTCAAGCGGCGTCAATGCGATCGAGTGCGAGCCGGGAACCTATACGTTCCTGACGGCGGCGGATTCATCCTACTGCATCAGCCTGCCGGAAGTGGAAAACTTCTTCATTGGCGGGCAGGGGCGCAAGCAGACCGTCTGGAAGGTAGACAGCAGCATTTCCCGCGGTGTGATGGCGACGGCAGACGGCTGCAACGGCCTCAAAGTGCGCGGCGTCACGTTCGATGGCAACCGCCAGAACACCACGGCGGCGGGGCTTCACGCGCTACGTCTTGGCGAGGCTGATGATGTCGAACTTGACGGCGTCGGCTTCATCAATGCGAACGCTTATGGGCTAGGCGCACAGGCGGGTCACTATCGCGGCCTGAAGATCACGAACTTCTACGTTGCGAACTGCAATCTAGACGGCATCGACATCAAGAATTTCGACGACCTGAACGAGCGGATTATCATCAGCGGCGGAACGGCAAGCAACAACGGGCAAGACCTTTCGGCGTCTGCGCCTGCGGCAATCGACATTCGCGGCCCCGGCTCGCTAGTGTCGAATGTCCATACGTATCTGACGACGGCGAGCCTCACTGGTTCCGGCATCCGGCTTCGTCAGGACGATGGCACGCAAGGTCTTGGCGGCAAGTATTCTCAGGTCACGAACTGCCACCACTACGGCACAACCGGAACGTATGGCTTCTACAGCGCAGCGCCCCGCGCGGCCTTCACGGCCTGTTCTGTCTACATGGCTGGCGGCACGGGAAACTGCTTCTTCTTCTCTGTGGACGCGACAGACGACACAGTCGCCAACTGCATCGCAGTCGATGGCGGGCGCGGCTTCTGGAGCCAGGCGGCGCGCGTTCACTTCACGTCCTGCGCCGCTTTTGACCATTCGAACGAAGGCTGGCGCATTGACGCGGCCAATGACAACACGTTCCTCGCCTGCCATTCGAATGACAACGCCTATGGCTTCCGACAAATCAACAGCTCGACCGGTTCGGATTTCCGGGTGTGTCAGACGTCCGGAAATAGCACGCTGAACTGGTCCGCAGTCGCTGGAAACTACAAGGCAACTCACTGCATCGGCATCGTGACGCAGAACGCAGGTGGAGCATCCGGCACAACGGATGGCTCTGGCGATCTGACGGTTACGCACGGTCTTGTCTCGACGCCTACGCGCGTCATGGTGACAGTAACCGGCACGACCTACGCTCACGCGCAGGTTCACACCATCGGCAGTACGACATTCAAGATACGCTTTTTTGACGCTGCCGGTGTGGCGCTCGCAACGACATCACTCACAGCAGATTGGGACGCCCGTAACGCGGCGGCGATTGCAGCATGACCGAAGCAGAGATCGAAACAGCCTGCCGCGCCAAGTGTGCAGCGCAGGGCATCAATCCGGACGAGCCGGTTATGCTGTGCTGGTCTGGCGGCATCTACTCGCTCAAGGACTTCTACGCAGGCCGCAAGCCTCGCCCCGGTTACGAGGAGGGCTTTGCGTGGATGCGTTTCTGGAACGAGGTTGAGCCCGTCCCTGTGTGGCAACCGCCAGTGGTCGAGGACTGACCATGAGCAAGCGCATCTCCACCATGAAGAACGTCCGCGAATACACCAGCGGCCAGCCCGTTGAGCTTTGGCAGGTAGACGGGCGCCTTGTCGTTCGCGCTGGCGGCGGCGCTGTCGAGATTGATCTTTACGACCTCGTCCACTGGTTCCGCGACACGCCGCAGAATGGCGTTGCAGCGGCCTTTGACGAGATGGCCGGTTAGGCAGTTTTTGTGTCTGCGCGCATCAGGGAAAATCCATGAGCCTTCTTAAAACAAACCGCCGCATGGAAGACGTGTCCTCTGCGCATGGCGCGCTGGGGCAGTCATCCGGTAATGAAATCGTTGTCCAGACTTTCACGCACACGGACACGAACGCGGGAAGCACGATTGGCAGGCTGTTGCGCTATTCGGCCGGCGCAACGCACGAGACAACCGCATACGAGATGCGGCGGCGTGTCGATGTGCAAGACCTCTCGATGTGGCGTCTGCGCTCTGTCGGCTTCGCATGGGGCGTCGGTTCGACGGTCCATTGGGGCGGAACAGTTGCGGGCCACCTGCTGCCCGAACTTACCGAGACGTACAACATAGGCTCTGCGACGTTTGAGGTAAACAACATCTACGCGCAGAACGCTGTCACGGTGTCTGACAGGCGGCTGAAGAACGACCTCGGGCCGATTCCAGGCGAGCAGGCCATCGACTTCATCAGCAAGCTGGAGCCGCGCTGGTTTCAATACAAGGACACAGAGCTTTCAGACGGGCGCGTGATCAAGCATTCGCGGCCACATACCGGCTTCATGGCCCAACAGGTGAAGGAAGCCATGACTGCGGCGGGCATAGAGGATTGGGCGGGCTACGCTTACGAGAAAGACGAAGATACGCACGTCCTGCGGCTGCTTGAGATGATCGGCGTACTGGCTGCGGCCGTCAAGCATCTTGCGGCAGGGCACGTTGCGCCTGTGGCTGCGCCGGAACCAGAACCGGAGCCCGTGCCAGAGCCATCGGTTGACCTCGCAGCAGAGAACGAAGCCCTGCGCCGGCGCATTGCAGAGCTTGAAACGATACCGGAACCGACGCCAGATCCGGAACCTGAGACGCACTTCGCAGACCTGATGCTTGCGGACGAGACGCTGGACGATGCCAAGGCGCGTCTCTCGCAGCGCCTGCGCGAGCTGCGTCACTACCTCATCGCCCCGGAAATCAAGGTCAACGAGGACGGCTCTGTCGGCCTTACGGGCGATGAGCAATCCGAACTGCAAGACCTTGAGAGACGGCAGACGCTGGGGCGCTGGCTCGACGCCTGACGCACGAACCTAAAAGGCTGGGACAATGGATGACGATTTCAGTGAGCGCTTCAAGGCGCTCAAGCGTGAATTGCGTGAGGTTGCGGAGGACTTCGAACAGCTCAGGAAGCGC